GTAGGCGAATCACTATCTTCAACGTAGTGAACTAAATATCTAAGACAATCCATTGCGTGGTCATTTTTCTTCACAGGTTCTTCTGGTAAATTACGACTTTCAAAACCATGTTTAAGCTCCTTCCACTTATAGTCAACGATCTCTTCTACCAAAGGTTTCATATTTAATGTCTTAAAAAACAACAACTTAGACTTATTGTTCTCATCTAGCTTTAAATATGCAGATACACGTTCAAATCCTGCACGCTTATCATTCTTTGCTTTTTCCCACTCAATTCCATACTCATACCACTCGTCTGCGACACTATTTCCATCTCTTTCTGTTCTAACAATAGATGGATCAGCCAAGAATGTATAATTAATTCCTTGTTTTAATCTACGCTCTACTTTTGGCACAATCATTTCTATCGTATGCTCGCTAACATAAATTAAATCATATACATAGATCGTTCCTTCGTCATCTGCAGCGGCAAATAAAATAGAAGTAGGATTACGATACCCATAATCATACACTACATAGTGATTCCACCACTTTGGAATAGCAAATGGCTTTACAGAGTGCGTTTCTTCTTTAAATTCGGGATATACAAGTCCTGCAAAGTCATCCCAACTACAATAAACGTATCGGTTGACCCATTGGTCTGGCATTGAAAGTAGATGTTTAATATAATCTGCGGGTAAATGAGGATTGTCGGAATATAATTTTACTTCTTCGTCTGTTTCAGGAGGCGGTGCATCTGGTTGCCATGTCATGGTTTCAATTAAACGATAATCACCTTTTTTCTTGTTCTGTTTTTCCTTATCCTTCTTCCATCTCTTCCATACCCAATCGTGACCCGCTGGATTTGAGGTATGAAAACTACATCTCATGGCGTTTTTTCTACGCATTTGTCCCGCGGCAGCAATAAATGTAGCTTCGGTCATTTCTTCAATCTGATCAAACGCAAACCAACCCAAATTCATAGATTTTATACGCTGAATAGAGTCACGGGAGTCATCTAATGCCATATAAACTATCTTAGAGCGGTTTTTAAAGATAATTTCTCTATCTTGGGCGCGATGTTTCTGAATAAATCCCTGACCAAGATCGAGCAACTGTATTAAAGTTGACTTCTTAAACGAATCCAATACTTTTCTGCCCATTAATCCTAAATTGCCTTGAAATGCAGCACTTTGGTGAATTGCCTCCATACACATAGCTTCAGTTTTACCCGTACCTAATGAACCTGCCAATACTTGATGCTTACTCCAACCAGTAAACAAATGAAATTCTTCTTGATGATCTAATGGGGCAGTTATATTTCCTTCCCCGTCTCTATAGGATATATTTACATCCATTATGCCTGTGACCTATAAAATAATTCCCAATCTAATGGAAGTTTACCATTTTGATCTAATTCAAATAAATCTAATGCAAAATTAGTCGCCTCTTCTGCGGTTTTTGGTGATAAACCGAAAGAAGTTCGTAAAAACATACAATATATGTCTCTAGGAGTCATAAAGATGTTATCTTTTATTAATTCTCGCTCTTCGCGAGTTAGCTCAACTTCATCTTCTTTAATACGCTTGCTCTATCCTTTGGCGATGTGCCTGATACTACTACATTCACTTGTGTATTTTGTTGGTTGACCCGATCACGATACTTGGCGGGATCATGCGCCTTTAATTGAAAGATACGTTCTGTAATATTACCTGGCTTGGCTGCTTGCTCAAAAGAAGTTTTTTCGAGTCCATCCAATCGTTCAGCTACAAATCCTTCTCTTATAGATTGAACCGCTTGCGCAAACGCAGGGTCACCTTTCATTGCGAATCGTACTGAAGCTGGAAAGAAACCCATTTCTTTTGCTGCATGGGAAATAAATCCATTGTGCGCGACCAAATAAGATAAAAACTTATCTTTCTTTGCTGTAAACCTAGTTTTTAAGCCAGTTTCTTCCTCATATTCTTTCAGAAAGTTCTTTAAATAGGGATTATCCTGTACTTTTTTCGTAGCCTGCTTAATTACTTGGGTTTTAGTTTTCTTCGGCATATAACTATAACGAAAACATACAGTTATAGTTCCATCAATAGCAAGTATAAAAAAAACTTTCTAGGTTAGAAAAAATATCTGGAGAGTATAATACATACCCTACCGATCTGCGCGCGCGTGCATGGGGGGGGGTGGTTGACCCGTGTAATTTGCCCGCATATTTGACTCCTTATAATATAATCGCCCGCCGATTTCATATCACTTTAACTTCCTAAGTAGTTGTTTTTATTATACTTATAGTTAATTTCCAGGTAGTGCGCCCGTCTCATTATACTATTTATTTATAGTTATTACTATTTATTACTAGGAATGAGCAATTATAATTAGTAAGCTTAGCTAACAACAAACACGGAGTAACAAGCAATATGAAAATAACAATTGATTTTAATACAGACAATCAAGCATTTGAAAGTAATGATTCATTTGAGAAGATTAATATTAAAGAAGTTCAAAACGTAGTTGATCAAGTTAAAAGAGAAGTTACGAGCTTAATTCAAAGTAATTACGATTATAGCACTCGCATCAATGATAGTAATGGCAATATGATTGGGTCATTAAAAATTAAATCTGAAAAAATAGGAGTATAAACCCTTTTATATAGGGGAAAGTTCGGGCGGTTTGTAGCAATTCAGCTAATAACCGCCCTTAATTAAACATTTAAAAAAACAAACGGAGTAAATAACATGACTAAAAACTATAAAGGTACTTTATTAAGTCCACCGAATACCAATTTAAAAGCACAAAAAAACTTAGGTTTAAAAGTTCACACTTATTTTTTAAGCTTAGCACCGAGTGATATAAGCGGTTTTAATGTTTGCCCAATTGCCAACAAAATAAGCATAAAGGAAGACCATAAACAAAAAAGTAGTTGTTCTTCTGTGTGTGTCGCCTTTAATGGAAACGGGAACTATCCGAACGTAATTAAATCTAGAATCAATAAAACTAAAAGATTCTTTGAAGACCGCAATAATTTTTTAAATGATTTAATTTTAGATATATTTAAAGCGGTTGATTATTCTAAATTTTACGGCTTTGAACCTACATTCAGGCTTAATTCGTATAGTGATATAAAGTGGGAAAATATAAAGATTGAAAGCTTTGGAGATTCAACAATTTTTGAATTATTTCCCGATGTTACATTCTATGACTATACCAAGCACACCAACAGAAAAACGCCTTCAAACTATCATTTGACGTACTCACATTGGGGTAAGTGGAACACGACTAAAAAACAAATGAAAAAAGGGTTAAACGTGGCTATGGTATTCAATACAAAAAAAGCCGATAAATTTAATAAGATGTTTATGGGTCTAAATGTAGTTGATGGAGATAAGACCGACTTAAGAACCGCCCAAAATGATGGTATAAATACCATTGTAGGACTTAGAGCCAAAATGAGCAAAGCAAACATTCAAAACGAACTACAAAAAGAAATATCATTTGTAGTCAATCAAGCTTAATATTGCTCCGTGGGAGGGTGGATTCAAAGAACTCCGCAAAAGTTACCGCCCTCCCTTTTTAAAATTAGATTCAAGGAATAAAGAAAAATGAAAGCAATAAAAAGAGCCACATTAAAAGAAATAAAAAAAGCGGTTAAAACTTTAAATAATACAGATGGTGAAATATTTTATATTAATCATGTTCTACCATTTGATAAGAGATCTATAAACGAGATACTAAACAAGGAGCAACAAAATAATGGATAATACAATAGCAACATTAATCATAGGCTTTATTTTTTACATAATGAAAGCGCAAAGAGATTTAAATCTAGAACGTATAAATTGCGATAAGTGGAGAGAGACCGCAATTCTTTTAAATAAGCAATTAAACAAGTTAAACGGGGGTAAGTAAAATGAAGTTAGATAGATTAATTAAGAACTTAACAGACTATAAAAAGAAATACGGGAATTTAGACATAGTGTACGCTAGTGACGATGAATGCAATAGGGTTGAAAGCGTTAAATTTGACCCTACACCGATGAAAAAAGGTAAAGACGGGTATTATGATACCGAAACCAAAAAGCCTACGCATATTTGCGTTAATTAAGATGGAATATTACACATCGCATAAAACAATGAAAAACCTAATTGAGTTCTTACGATGGTTAACCTTGAACATACATAAAGGTTTACTATTAATGGATATAAAAGATTGGGAGATTAAAAAACGAGATAAGCATTATGACCTGTATCTAGATTATGATGCAAAGGAGGTGCAAAGTGAAAATATTAATAGCTTGTGAGGAAAGCCAAACCATAACCAAAGCATTCAGAAAAAAAGGTCATAACGCATATAGTTGTGACCTTCAAGCGGAAAGCGGAGGACATCCCGAATGGCATATAAAAGGAGATGCATTAAAGGAAGCATATAGCGGTAAATATGATTTAATGATAGCGCACCCGCCTTGTACATACTTAGCGGTAAGCGGTGCTAGATGGATGTATAATAAAGATGGTTCACGGAATGAGGAAAGATGGAATAACCAATTAGATGCATTAGAATTTGTACATAAATTAATGGATGCACCTATTGATAAAATAGCGGTAGAAAATCCCGTATCCGTTATATCAAGTCAAATTAGAAAACCTGATCAAATCATACAACCTTATCATTTTGGAGATGAAGCAACCAAGACTACTTGTTTATGGTTAAAAGGTTTACCATTGTTGACCCATACCAATGTAGTGGGTAAAGGTGAAAAAGTAACGTATAAAAGTGGTAAGTCTCACCCGAAATGGTATGCAGATGCATTAAGCAAAGCCAAGACCAAAGCAGAAAGACAGAAGTTAAGAAGTAAAACGTTTAAAGGTATAGCAAATGCTATCGTAGATCAATGGGGTTCAGTATGAAAGTATTAATAGCCTGTGAAATGAGCGGTATTATCCGAGAAGCCTTTAAAAAGAAAGGACACGAAGCTTGGTCATGTGATTTAATGGATACAGAAATACCAAGCAAATACCATATAAAAGATGATGTAATGAACCATCTTGATCAAGGTTGGGATTTAATGATTGCTCACCCCGTTTGTACATTTATATGTAGGAATAGAGCAAGGTTAAATAAGATACAGAAAAAAGAAATAGACACTAGTTTGTTTATGGGTTTACTTAATGCAGATATACCAAAGATATGTATTGAAAATCCCGTACCCTCTAAAATGGCTAATCTACCGAAATACGATCAGATCATACAACCATATGAACATGGACATGACCATAGTAAAAAAACGTGTCTATGGTTGAAAGGATTGCCAAAGCTAGAACCTACTAAAAAAGTAGAGTTGACATATATCACTACGAAAAACGGACACCGCTACACGAAAGGATGGTACTATACGCCTAGAAATAGTATTGATCGTAGTAGGACTTTTCCTGGAATTGCCAAAGCAATGGCAGAACAATGGGGTTAATATGTATATAGTAATGATTTATTCAGATTCAACAGACCCTTGGGCATATGGCTCATTCAAGAATATGACTTCAGCAGCTGAGTACAAAAAGAAATATCAAGCATCCTGGACAGATCGAGATTGGGATTCGTTAACCGCACATATAATAAAAGTAGAAAATAGGAGAATAAAATGAAAAACATGACTTTTAATAAAGAAGAATTAGTTTATATAATGAGGGGATTATATGGTATGCAACAATCTTACGGAGGAGGATATTTTCCCCATGAAGATAAGGTGAAGTATAAACATTTTAAAAATGTTCGTTCAATTATAGAAAAAGTAGAAGTCGAACAAAAAAAAGGAGAGTAAGATGACTATCGAAGTAAAAGAAGAACAGATAATCGAACTTGTAATGTCGAGTTGGAGATTATTAAAAAAGATTGAAAATAATCATTCAAATATAATGCACAACATTGATGGGCGAGGAGATCAAGACATGATCCCATATAAAGAAATTACAAATGAGATTGATGAATTATTTAATCTAACAAATACTTTTTTTCATAAAGGAGAAAAAAGAGGTGATAAATGAAATGTTCTAAATGTGATTACGAAACAGCAGAGAAGTATTATGATGATAATGGCAATGAATTTTTAGCAGACCATTATTGTTATGATAATAAATATTACAATTCAGAAACAGAAAAATATGAAGATGATGATATAGAAAAAAGTTAACCATAATATCTAGACACCTTAAAATAATCTTGCTCGGGTTTACAACTTGGGCAAGGTTTCTTTTTTAATCCATACTTTGGTAAGCTAGACCAATACCAAATATCCATGTGAACATTTCTATTTTGCTTATATTTTATGATCCTTCTAAATTCATAAACTCCACAATTATCACATAATTTTAATCCACTAAATATCATATCTAATCCTTTTTTTTAGTTAACAAATAACCCCGTTCATTATATAGTGGTTATATGGTTATATTCCTCGAGAAACCAAATCAGTAAAACACCCCAAATAACCAAATAACCATAAAATAACCATATAGGGTTTAGTCCATTTCTTCATGGTTAAATGAGTATAATCCGTGAGATTCTTTCATAATATAACCCCACTTTACCATTGTTTTTAAATAGCGGGTAAGCTTATTATTTATATTGTAAGTGGTAGGCATCCAACCTTTGGAAGCTTCTAAAAACCCCCACATCTCTTTGCGATTAAACTTCTCTTTCTTACTATAAACGTAAAACTCTTTTATGATTTCAATCTCCCATTTATCGGAGGCTTCCACACAATGTAGTTTTTCATTTACGATTACTGCCCCCCGTTCAAATAAGACTTCTTCCCGATTCCAA